AACACACAATTTTCATCAGGAGTCTTAGATCTATCCTTGTGACTATTTTTCCTTTGCTCTTCTCGTTCCTCAAAGCTAACTAATCTTGAGTTTTTTTTATTTTTTGTTTTTTGAGTTAGGCACATATACTTGGTTTTATTGGCCAAGTGTGTAGAAAATTTAGCTTTTTCAGGTTTGTATTCTAAAGCTGCTCTATAAATGACATAATCTTTATCCTGCATAATGTCGCTTATTTGATTAAAAGAAAGGCTATTGTAGCCAAATTTTTTAAGCATATCTACATAAATACCAGAATGCCTAGAAATTAGCTCTTGTAAAGCCAATTCATCATTATCTTTCTTAACCAATGTAGTTAAGTCAGTGTCTGTCAGAGATTTAGTCAATAATTTACTATAGGGTCAAACGAAAAAAAATCAACTTTTTTTTGACTTTTTCTTGACAGCGTTAAAAATATTCCTACCGTACGTAATCAGTAAGGTTACGATATAACGAATATCTTCACTCTCTTAACGTAACCTATACGAAAAATATTTATATTACTTCGTAATATATAAATATTTTAGCTTCGCTTATTTTTTTTAGAAAAACTTAGTTGACTTAATTCTCTGGCCGTATAACCTCGTGTAAATTTACGCAATGATTTTTGAAGAACAAGTATCCAGAAAGCCAGATCATTACCCATGGGCGCAAGAGTTTATCGAAGCTATGCACAATGGGTTTTGGACTGATAAAGAGTTTAGTTTCACAAGCGATGTCCAAGATTTTAAAGTAAATCTCAACGAGACCGAAAAAGAGATGGTGATTAGAACATTGTCTGCAATAGGACAAATTGAGGTCGCCGTAAAAAAGTTTTGGAGTAAGCTTGGAGATAATTTGCCACATCCTAGTTTAACAGACCTCGGCTATGTTATGGCAAACATAGAGGTTATCCACAATAATGCTTATGAGCGCCTACTAAAAGTTTTAGGTCTTGAAGATGTTTTTGAGCAAAATTTGAAATTAGATTTTATAGAAGGTCGTGTAAAATATCTTAGAAAATACAATCATAAGTTTTACAAGGATTCAAAAAAACAATATGTTTATTCCATCATTCTTTTCACGCTTTTTGTGGAGAATGTTTCTCTGTTTTCGCAGTTTTATATTGTTAACTGGTTTAATCGTTATAGGAATGTACTTAAAGATACTGGACAGCAAGTCAAGTATACGAGGAATGAAGAAAACATTCATGCGTTGGCTGGGATTATGATTGTAAATACAATTAGGGAAGAGCATCCAGAATTATTTGACGAGGAGTTAGAGGAAAGAATTTTACAAGAAGCTCAAGCAGCTTTTAAAGCAGAATCAAAAATTGTTGATTGGATGATTAATGGCTTTAATGAAAAAGGTTTGAGCGCTCCAGTTTTAAAAGAGTTTATAAAAAATAGAATAAACGAATCTTTAGAGCAGATAAATTTTAAAAAAGCTTTTGAGGTTGACAAGTCTTTATTAGAAGATACAGTATGGTTTGAAGAAGAATTATTAGGCAATAATGCCACTGACTTTTTTCACACTAGACCCGTGGAATATGCAAAAAATTCTCAAACATTTGACGCTGACGATTTATTTTAATGAAAGACTACTACTGGTTAAACGAAGATTCTATAAAATTTCTTGAGAGAGGCTACCTTAAAGAAGGAGAAAGCCCAGAAAAAAGAATAAGAGACATAGCTGAAGCGGCTGAAAAATACTTAAAACAAGGAGGTTTTGCCGACAAGTTTGAAGGTTATATGAAGCAAGGTTTTTATTCGCTTGCTAGTCCAGTATGGTCAAATTTTGGCAGGTCCAGAGGTTTACCAATCTCTTGCAATGGTGTCTACATTGAGGACAAAATGCATTCTATTTTAGAAAAACAAGCTGAGGTTGGAATGCAAACGAAGCATGGATCAGGAACTTCTGGTTACTTTGGTTCTCTTAGAGGTAGAGGTGTACCTATCAGTGTTGGCGGAGTATCTGCTGGGGCTGTTTATTTTATGGAGTTATTTGACAAAGTAGCATCTATCGTTTCTCAAGGTCACGTTAGAAGAGGATCTTTTGCTGCTTATCTCCCTATCAACCATCCAGATATAGAAGAGTTTCTTAGAATTAGAAGTGAAGGAAATCCAATTCAAGAAATGTCTTTTGCGGTTTGTATAGATGATGAGTGGATGCAATCTATGGTTGACGGAGATAAAGATAAGAGAAGAGTTTGGGCTAATGTTATAAAGAAAAGATTTGAAACTGGATATCCTTATATTTTCTTTACAGACAACGCAAACAAGCAAGCCCCAGAATGTTATAAAGATAAAGAGTTAAAAATTCACGCATCAAATCTTTGCAGTGAGATAGCTCTTCACTCTTCTGAAGAAGAGTCTTTTGTTTGTTGTTTATCTTCTCTTAACCTGCTTCGATGGGATGAAATAAAAGAAACTGATGCTGTAGAAACTTTAGTTAAATTTTTAGATGCTGTAATGGAGGAGTACATCTATAAAACGGAAAATATTCCTTTTATGAAGTCTTGTCATAACTTTGCTAAAAGACAAAGAGCTTTGGGTATGGGAGTGTTGGGATGGCACTCATTACTACAATCAAAAATGATTTCTTTTGAGAGTATGGAAGCTAAATTTTTGAATGCTGAAATACATAGCATAATAAAAGATAGAGCAGATAGAGCGACTCATGAATTAGCTGAGGATTTTGGAGAGCCAGAATATCTTAGAGGTTACGGAAGAAGAAATGTAACAACAATGGCTATAGCTCCAACAACATCTAGTTCATTCATACTTGGTCAAGTTTCCCCATCAATAGAACCCCTTAACAGTAATTATTTTACTAAGGATTTAGCTAAAGGTAAGTTTACTTTTAAAAACAAATTTTTAGAAGATCTTTTAGAGGAAAAGGGTAAAAATAACCAGACTACTTGGAAGTCTATTTTAGTTAAAGGTGGGTCTGTTCAACATTTAGATTTTTTATCAGAAGAAGAAAAAGCTGTTTTCAAAACTTTTGGAGAAATTTCACAAAAAGAAATTGTTATTCAAGCGGCACAAAGACAAAAACATATTGACCAAGGGCAAAGTTTAAATGTGATGATTGCTCCTAAATGTCCACCAAAACAAGTTAGCGAACTATTAATATATGGTTGGGAGCAAGGAGTTAAGAGTTTCTACTACCAAAGAAGTGCTAATCCTAGTCAAGAATTAGCAAGATCAATTCTTGATTGTAATTCCTGCGAGGGTTAATTATAATAGAGTATATGAATATACTTCAAATCGGTTGTAATGTTGGCGACGATGAACATTCAGACTTAGTAAAAAATGCAAAATCTGCTGTCCTTGTTGATGCAAATCCAAAATGCATAGAGGTAAGCAAACAGATATATAAAGATTTTTCTCATGTAACACATGAAACGTTAGCTGTTATACCTGTAGATATTAGAGGTAGGAAAATAGAACTCTTTCAAGAAGAAGAAAAAGAAACTTCAGGTTGGGCATCAGTTTATCCAAACTTTGTTAAAGCTCATTGTCATCATTCTAACTTAAAGTCTTTTGAAGCAAAAACTACAACACCCTCTAAACTCTTACGTAAATACAATAAAACTGATTATCTAATAATAGATACTGAAGGTTTAGATTTGCTAAATATATTTTCTATAGAGCTTAGTTTATTAAAAAATTTAAAAACTATAGTTTTTGAACTAATTCATTGTGATGGAATAGTATCCACAGGCCCAAAAGCTGGAGCTTTAGTCGCTTATATTAGGCATATCGGTTTTTCAAAGATAGAACAAAAAAGTTACAATCTTTATTGTTCTAAATAGTTCCTTTTGATTTTTATTTGTGTATATACAGTCACTATGGCTGAATTATACACAATAATAACAGAGGAGCAGGATACGCAAGATCCTGACTTTACTGCCGATGATACCTTAGCTTTTATTTTAGGTAAAATCGACGAAGAAATCTCTGAAGATTAGTTGAAAAAAACAAACTTAATCTTACAATAGAGAAGTCAGGGATTAAGCTCCTTGAGGTCATAGTATGCCTCTGGGTCAAATAATTTTTGGCTCAGAGGTTTATGATTACTTTTGCAATAACTGTCGCAGATGAGTTTTTTGAATTTAAAAGGTTGATAAATTCCTTACAGCCTTACGTTTACCCTCAAGAAGAAATAGTCATTTTGGCGGATGAAAACAAAGTAACAGAAGAAATAAAAGATCATTGTGACCTATGTGGATTAAAAATTAATTTTTTTAATTTTCAAAATGATTTTTCTAAGTTTAAAAACCAGCTTTTTAATCTATCTACAAAAGATTATTTATTTCAAATTGATGCTGACGAACAAATACCTCCATCCCTTATACATATATTAAGGCAAGTAGCCTCTCAAAAGAGAGTTGATTTACTTTGGGTTCCTAGAATAAATATTGTTCAAGGAGCTACGGAAGAAGATGTTCAAAATTTTAATTGGAATATAAATGAACTTGGTTGGGAGGGTTTTCCAGACTATCAATCTAGATTTGTATCAACAAAAGGTGATATAAGGTGGAAAAATAAAGTACACGAGGTTTTAACTGGAGCTAAAAATGCAGCAAGGATAGAAGAAAAACCAATAGAGCTTTATTCAATTCTTCATGTTAAACATATAGATAAACAAAAAAAACAAAATACTTTATATAATTCTATTTAGTATGAATCTTATTACAACTTTCACCAAAGAAATTTATGAAATATGTGGTCATAAGTTTTTGGAATCTTTCTTATTAACTCAGCCTACTCACAAGCTTTATGTATTTTTTGAAGATGAGACTGATTTATATACTGAAAAAACTCCAGACTGGTTAAGTAAATATAATAAACACAAAAACATTAAATTTTTTAATTTAATGAATTATGAGTATAAAGATTTAAAAATTGTAGATTTTGTTGATTCAAAGCTAAAACATAAAATAAATTTTACTGACGAATACTCAAGCCCAAGGAGTGTAAAATGGTTTAGGCCCGTGGCATCCATTAAATATGCATCAGAATTAATTGACGATCAGTTCTGTTGGATTGATGCAGATTGTATTTTAATCAAAGAATTTACAGATGCTTTTTTTGATGATATTTTAGGTGGTTATAATATGGCGTACTTGGGGAGAGAATTTTTCAAAGTTATGAGGCATGGAGCTTATATTGATGGAAAATATGTTTGTGTCAATGTTGCAGAAGCCACGAAAAAAGATACACATACGGAGACTGGGTTTATAGGCTTCAATGTGGGGTTAAGTGGAACAAAAGATTTAATTTTAAGCAATTTTGATTATTGGGTTAGTGGAGAAGTTCTTTCTTTTGAATTTAAAACAGATTGCCATACTCTTGATGCTGCGATAAAAAAACACGATTTAAAATATAATAATTTATGCGAGCCAATGGGGGAAATATCTCCGATAGGCAGTAAAGTCGTTGAGGCTAGTGTCTTAGGAGAGTTTTTAGCTCATGAAAAAGGCATGATTGGCCCTATACTGTATGAAAGAAATTCTTTGAATTAATAATATGATTCCAATATCTATCCCACATTTGTATAAAGAGGATAAAAAATTAGCAATCGAAGCTATAAAAAAAGGTTATATTTCTCAAGGTAAAAATATAAAGCTATTCGAAGAAAAAATGGCTGATTATTGTGGTAGAAAATATGGCGTTAGCTGTAGTAATGGGACCACGGCTCTTTATTTGGCTATAAAATCTTTGAATTTGCCAAAAGGGAGCGAAATAATAATACCTTCACTAACAATAATATCTTGTCTTACAGCAGTATTAGAAAACGGTTTAAAACCTGTTTTTTGCGACTCAGATTTAAAAACATGGAATCTTTGCTTCTCTTCTTTAAAAAATAAAATTACCGATAAAACTTCAGCAATAATGGTTGTTGATATGTATGGACTTATGGTTGATTCACATCAGTTGCAAAACTTCAGACTTGAGTTCCCTGAAATTAAAATAATAGAAGATGCTTCAGAAGCTCATGGATCTGAAAGTAATAATAAGAAGGCTGGTTCATTAGGAAATGTAAGCACTTTCTCTTTTTACTCCAATAAAATAGTTACCACAGGAGAAGGGGGAATGATTTTAACTGATGATAAAAAAATCTATGAAAGATTGTGTTCTTTGAGGAATTTAAATTTTATCGATAGAAAAAAATACATCCACTCTGACACGGCTTTTAATTTTAGGCTTAGTAATATCCATTGTTCTTTGGGACTGGGACAAATAAAAAATATAAAAAAAACTTTAAAAGCGAGAAAAAGAATTGCAGATAGGTATAGGAAAAACTTAGAAGGAAATAAAAACATTCAGCTTCCTTTAGATAAGAATAATGTTTATTGGTATTTTGCTATTTTGATTAAAGAAAAAAAAGATTTACTAATAAAAAAATTAATAGATAATAATGTAGATTATAGACATCTTTTTCATCCTTTGCATAAACAACCTTTTATAAAAGAACAACAAAGCTTACCTAATTGTGAATTTTTATATGAAAAAGGTATAATTTTACCAACTTATACAAAATTAAAAAACAAAAAAATTGATTTTATCTGCGATTTAATAAATGAAACTTAATTTAGCTTCAGGTCAAGACTATAGACAAGGTTATATAAATATTGATAACAAATCAATGTACCATGGGTATATGAAAGTTGATCACGAGGCAGATGTTTTAACTATGGATTGGCAGGAAAATACAGTAGAAGAAATTTTATTGTCTCATTTTGCTATGTATATAGGGTTACATGAAATGCAACCTCTTTTAAAAAAGTGGTATAAATGGTTGAATAAAAATGGTAAACTTGTGATAGAAACTGGCAATTTAAAATCAATATGCCAGACTATATTATCTAGTGATGACCCAAATATCATAAATGGAAGTAACGGTGCTATTCAACTTTTTGGAGATGAAACCACAGTTGGTCATAAATGGTGTTGGTGTCCAGAAACTCTAAGTCCTCTTTTATACAATGCAGGTTTCTCTAAAGTAGAGGAGCGAGAAGCTTATGTCCATCATAACCCTTCTAGAGATTTTCTATTGGTTGCATTTAAGTAGATTTATTTTTTATATTGGTTATAATAAAATAATATTATGAAAGAGCATAGAGAAATAAAAAACTGCAATGTTTGTGTTATAGGCGGAGCTGGATTTATAGGGTCACATCTAGTTGATTATTTAATAGATGAAAGAGGGTGTAATGTAACAGTTTTAGATAATTTAATTACAGGTAAAACAAAAAATATCCACGAAAAAGCGAAGTTCATATGGGCAGATATAAGAGATGAAGAAAGCGAACTTGTAAGAATTTTTGAAAAAGAAAACATTGATTATGTTTTTAACTACGCTGCTGAACCATATATTCCTGAGTGTTTTGAAAGACCAATGCACTTTTTTGATATTAATGCAACTGCTGTACTAAAAGTTTTAAATGCTTGCCAAAAATCTAAAATAAAAGCTGTTCTCCAAGTTTCTTCAGCGGAAATATATGGAGACATGAAAGGAAAAATAAAAGAGACCGATGCTGTTGAAGCTCATTCTACTTATGGTGTCTCAAAATTAGCTGCTGATGGTTTAGTTCAGGTAAGATGGAGAGAAGCTAATGTTCCAGCAATTTCATTAAGACAATTTAATTGTGTAGGAGAAAGAGAAACTCATGAATACGTTATCCCAGAGATTATTTCTCAGCTAGCGAAAAGTAATGTTGTTAATTTAGGTAACAACTCTTTTAGAGATTTTCAATATGCTGGAGACGCAGCTAAAATGGCTGTAGAACTTCTTGAAAAAGGTAAATTTGGAGAGGTTTACAATATGGGTAGTGAGGATGGAATTATGATATATGAATTGGCAGAACTTATTGGGAGGCTTATGGGTCACGAAGAAACTATTATACAGACAGAGGATTCTCGCATTCGCCCTTGGGAAATTTGGCATTTACAATCAGATAATACTAAATTAAATGATGTAATAGAAAGTCGCCCAAGTATTTCTTTAGAAGAAGCTCTTCAAAGAACAATTAAATATTTCCACGAAAATGGCAGCAAATGGGACTGGTAGGCAATTACTTGGAAAATTTCATATTAGAGGCCACGAGATTATTCAATTTGTGGACGAAGGTTCTTGTTATTTTAAAGAAAGAAATCAATTATATTACGATCATTGTCTAATATCTCCTTTTCTCCCAAAAGGTGATATTAATTATGTTGATATTGGAGCTAGGAATGGAGATTCTCTTAGAGAACTAATTCCATTTAAAGAAAGAATTAATAGTATTATATGTTTCGAACCTAATCCTGAAGAATTTCAAAAATTAAAAATAGTTTGCGAACAAAATAATTTAAAAGCTTCATTGAATGAATTTGCAATATCAAAAGAGTCGGGTGTTCTGGATTTCGTTTGGGATGAAAAAGAAAGAAATGGTGGGTTAAAAAACAAAATATCCCTACAAGGATCTTGGGACAGCAAAAGAAAATTTAAATGTCTTTGCTGGAAAGATTTCAGCGAAAACTTAAAAATAGAACTTGAAAATTTAAACTTTATCAAGGTTGACACAGAGGGGTCTGATATAGATTGTCTCATGCAATTACAAGAAATAATTGTAAAAAATAAACCAAATATAATGATAGAATGGTTTCCTGAAACTGAAGATAAAATAAAAAAGTTTTGTAGCGAATTTTGTTATTATGCTATTAACCCTGAAACATTCAAAACCCCAAAAGAATGGTGTCACAATTTAATTTTGCTTCACAAAGATTCTGAAACTTTAAAAAAAATATGGAAAAAATAACTTTTGTAATACCTTCTAGGAACAACTTAGAACTATTAAAAGTATCGTATGATTCTATTAAAAAATTAAAAACGAATCATTTCATACTAGTTCTAGATGATGCTTCTATTGATGGAACTTCAGAATGGATCGATTCCATAAATGATGAATTTTTGTTAACTTACAAAAATGAAGGGCCAGAAAGAATTGGAATAGTTGGTATGTTTGACAAAGGTATAGAAATGGCTCCAACAGATATAATAATGGCATTTCATGCAGATATGGTTGCAGCGCCAGATTTAGATGACCATGTTTTAAAACATTTGGAAAAAGGAACAGTTGTTTGTGCTACTAGGGCTGAACCTCCTATACATCCAGATGGTCCAGAAAAAGTTTTAGTAGATTTAGGAGTAGAGGTTGAAGATTTTAACTATAATAAATTTGTAGAATGGCTACAGAACAACTACAAACCAAAACATAAAAATTTAACAACTAAAGGTATGTTTGCCCCTTGGTGCATGTATAAATCAGATTTTTTTGATGTGGGCGGTCATGATCAGCTTTTTGCACCACAAAGTAGAGAAGACAGCGATTTATTTTGTAGATTTTATTTAAATGGTTATAAATTAATTCAAACTTGGGAAGGGTTAGTTTATCACTTTACATCCAGAGGGAGTAGATTCAACAAACATTCAGGGGGTGCTACAGGGGTTGACTCTCCAGAGTGGAAAGATACAAATCTAAAAAATGAAAGAAATTTTCTTAGAAAATGGGGGTCAGAAGTAACTACAACAGAACTTTTGCATCCAATTATAAAAGCTAAATTTGATATTGGTATAGTTTGCAGAAATTGTTCTCCAAAAATTCTAATGGGTCTAGAGCCTCTTTGCAGCGTTTTTTATAGTGATTGTAGTAAAGATGAAATAGAAAAATATATAGAGGATGAACAGCCTAAAACTTTATTTAATTTAAATGATAGAATTAAAAAAATTAGTGATTTAAAATATCATCAAACTTTAATTTACATAGACGCAAGGGGTTTTAATCAAAAAGACTACGATACAATTTATAACATGTCTACTTACATAAACGATTGTCCAGATAATATTTCTTTAGGACAAGCAATGGTTATAATAATAAATGATAAAAAAAACTTTCAATATTTAAATAAATGAAATTATTAGTTACAGGAGGAGCAGGTTTTGTAGGTTATAACTTATGCAAAAAACTTATAGAAGACGGTCACCAAGTCATAAGTATAGATAATTACTCTACAGGTAAAGAAGTAAACGAAGTAGAGGGGGTAACTTACTATCACTCTGATATAGCTTACGGTATAAATAAAACCATAGTAGAAGGGATAGAAGCTGTAGTGCATTTAGCTGCATCTGCAAGAATACAACCCTCCTTCTCCGATCCTATTTTATATGCTAGAAACAATGTTATTGGAACTTTTTATGTATGTGAGTTGTGTAGAGAGCTAGAAATACCTTTGGTTTTTGCAGGTAGCTCTTCTCACCATTCAGGAAAATACAAAAATCCTTATACTTTTACAAAAGATCTATCAGAAGAAACAGTTAAACTATATCAAAATATTTTTAATCTAAAAGCATCTATAGCTAGATTTTATAACGTCTATGGACCTCATCAATTAGAAGAGGGGAATGCCACATTAATTGGTATATGGGATAAGGCTCACCGAGAAGGTAGTCCTTTTTATATTTTTGGAGACGGATCTAAGCGTAGAGATTTTACTCATGTGGAAGATATTGTAGACGGATTAATTTTAATTATTAAAAAACAAGCTTGGGGAGAGATTTTTGAACTTGGAAGGGGTAATAATTTCTCTGTAAAAGAAATTGCAGAAATGTATGGTTGTAGCAATATTATATATAAAGAAGATAAAGAAGGAGAAGCTCAAGACACATTGTGTGATCTTTCTTTGGCTAAAAATATTTTAGGCTGGGAGCCTACTAAAAATATAGAAGATTGGATAAAATGAAAAAAGTTATAATTACAGGCGTTACAGGTCAGGATGGTAGTAATATGGTTGATTACCTATTGAGGGAAACTGACCATACTATAATTGGTGGAGCAAGAAGACTTAGCGTTAAAAATCACGAAAACATAGAACATTTAAAAAACGAGGATAGATTTTTCTTAATAGACTTAGATGTAACAGATGTACAGAATACTGATTCTGTTTTTGCAGAACATAAACCAGACTATTTTATAAATTTTGCGGCAAATTCATTTGTAGGAACTAGTTGGAAAATGCCAGCGCAGCATATGGAAACTAATGCTTTAGCTGTACTTAATCAACTTGAAGCAATAAAAAAACATTGCCCCGATTGTAGATATTATAATGCAGGATCTTCAGAAGAGTTTGGAGATGTACTCTGTACACCTCAGAGTGAAATTCACCCCTTAAGACCAAGAAGTCCTTATGGGGCTTCAAAATGCTCTGCGAGACATTTAGTGAAAGTTTATAGAGATTCTTATAAACTTTATGCGATCCAAGGATGGTTGTTTAATCATGAAGGAACTAGAAGGGGAGAAGAGTTTGTGACAAGGAAAATAACAAAAAATGTCGCTAGAATTTCTAATCAATATGCAAATGATAAAAATTTTAAACCTTTAGTTCTTGGTAATGTAGATTCCAAAAGAGATTGGAGTGATTCTGAAGATTTTATGGACGGTATTTGGAGAATGTTAAATCAAGATCGGTTTGATATTTATATAGAAAACAACAATATACCAAAAGAATATGTACTTTCTTCTGACGAAACTCATACTATTAGAGAATTTGTGGAGGAGGCTTTTCATATAGCAGGATTTCATAGATCTATGTGTAGATGGGAAGGTAAAGGGGTCCATGAAAAATATTATCATGGAGGCGACCTGCTTGTGGAAATTAGCGATAAGTTTTACAGACCAGCCGAAGTTGATTTACTGTACGGGGATTCCTCTAGAGCTAGAAAAGATCTAGATTGGAAACCAAAAACAAACTTTATAGGTTTAGTAACAAAAATGGTTAAAAATGATTTAAGGATTGCAAATGCATCTAATTAGGTTATACTATAAGTATGCCTAGAGGTTACAAAACCTGCCCTAAATGTGGAGACGATAAAGTTCCCTCTTTTTTGAAAAAATGTAAATGTGGTGAAGTCTTTTTAAGAAAAAAGAAGGCAAAAACATTCAATGAGGGTCATGAAAGATTAAAAAACTTCATTTCAAGAAGTTTATCTAAAAAACTATCAGGAAAAGAAATGGCTAGAGAAATGCATGTGGCAAAAATCATGTTGGGTGTTTGCTACGAAGACTATGACTTTTTGTCGAAGTTTACAGTGCCTAGCTGGATAAAAGATTCATTACTTTGGTTTAAAACTAAAGATGGTAAAAAGTTTTTAGAGAGGAAATACCATGAATATTTGTTTAAACCTGAAGCAAAAGAAGATATTTATGTTGACGAGGGTTCGAAAAAAGGCGAAGATGTGGTTATAAGAAAACCAAGATCAATAAGACAATTTTTAGATGAGTAAGAAAAAAGACAAAGGTAAAAGTGCTAGTGATTTTTCTAGCGAATATTTTAAATCAAACAAAGACGATCATTATAATTTTGCAAAAGCAGCAGAAGAATATTTAGTTTCTAGTGGTTCCATGTATATGGATCACGTTCTTGGTGGCGGTTTCGGAGCGGGGTTGCATAGGTTTATAGGAGCAAATGAAGGTGGTAAAACCAACGCAGCTCTTCATGTAATGTTCAATATGGTTAAATCTGTAAAAAAATCTAAAGGTTTATTTATAAAAGCAGAGGGTAGATTAAGCAATGAAATAAAAGAAAGATCTGGTTTGAAATTTGTATATGACCCAGCGGAATGGGTTAGTGGCACATGTTTAGTCTTTGAATGTAATGTCTTTGATACCGTAATAGATTACTTGAGGGGATTACTTCAGAATAATAGCGAGGACGAAAGATTTTGTATTATTATTGATAGTATGGATGGCATGATAGCTAAAGACGATTTAGAGAAAAGCACTCACGAAGCTAGAAAAGTTGCCGCAGGAGCTTTAATAACTTCAGATTTTTTAAAGAGGGTTAGTCTTGGAATGTCAAAGTTTGGGCATATGTGTATTATGATTTCTCAAGTTAGGTCAGCTATAAAAGCGAGTCAGTATACAAAAAGCGACCCTAACAACCAAACTAACAGTAGTGGAGGAAATGCCATTCTTCATTATCCAGACTGGATTCTAGAGTTCAAAAAAAGAAAACAAGCAGATCTGTTCCTACAAGACTCTAATGCCATTTTAAGTCTTACAAATAAGCCTATAGGTCACATAGCTACAGTTCAAATTTTAAAATCTACAAATGAAACTACAGGACAGACGGTTCAGTATCCAATAAAGTATGGAAGAAAAAACGGAAGATCAATATGGGTTGAAAAAGAAGTAATAGACATGCTTCTTATGTGGTCTTACTTGCAAAAGAGGAGTTCTTGGATTACAGTTGATTCAGCTTTGCTTGAGCATTGTAAAAAAAATAAATTGGATATGCCTGAAAAATTTCAAGGTACAAATAAAATTTTGGAGAATCTTGAGGAGAATCCGAAAATTAAAGATATATTAAAACAGTTTGTAGAGAAAGAGATAATGGAACAATGATTTTTCTTTGTACAAATGGAAGAAAAAAGAAGATAGCCAACTCAGCAAAATATTTAATTGACTGGGATGGTAATTGTAAGAGTGGAATTCAAAAAAAAGTAAAAAATATTTTACATGACAACTGGTTTGCGGATGTTGTTTTTGAAGAATTTCCAGTTGCAGGTACTAGGTTAACTTTTGATTTTTTTAATGCTACAAGAAATATAGCAGTTGAAGTTGATGGAAATCAGCATTACAAGTATAACAAATTTTTTCACTCTAACTCAAGGCAAAACTTTCTTTCACAACTAAAAAGAGATGAAAAAAAAGAATACTTTTGCGAAATAAACAATATAGTCTTACTTAGGATTTTAGAATCTGAAATAGTAGAAGGTCAATTTCCTAACAAAAATTTTTTAAATAGTATATAACATGTCTCTCGTAGAAGAAGAAAGCGCACTACCACAATCATTATTACAAAAACTTTATGACTCAACAGGGTCATCTACAGGTGGAAACAGGGGATTCATACTTGTATACGTGAACTCAGAAGGAGAACCTGTAATAAGCGGTAAAACAGAAAATTCTTGTGTAGAGATGGCTTTAACTAAATTACTAGAGTTGAGTTTAAAAAGTGACGAAAATCTTACTAGATGATAAATTCTCAAAGCATAGAAAAAAACGTTTTAAGCTGCATCCTACAACACCAACATAAGTGGGAAGAGGTTGCTAGTTTTCTAAATGATGAAGACTTTTATAGTGAAGATTCAAAAGTAAATGTTTCTATTTTTAAAATTGTAAAGCGTTCTCTTGATAATGCTGAAAAAATAGATGAACACATACTTATTGAAAGATTAAATGCTTTGGGGGTCTCTTTTCCTGATAGTATTGATGTAGGTGAGTATATAAGATCTATGGCATTTATGCCTGTCTCTGAAGATTTACTGCTTCCAAATGTAAAAGAATTAAAAAAATACACGGCAAGAAGGCATATATACGAAGCTTGTGTTAAAGTCAGCAAATATGTTAAAAATATAGACCCTAATATTCCTTACTCAGAAATAATAGATGAGTGTGATAAAATCTATAATAATGAACTTCAAAGCTTTGAAGTAGGAAAGGAAGATTCTCAAAATCTATTTGAGATGATGAGTCCAATAATTGAGGAAAGAGGCAATAATCCTAAAAAAGAATTTGGCATGATGGGGCCACACAAAAGAGTCAATGATATGTATGGCTCTTTACTTCTAGCAGGAAATATATCAGTTATAGTTGCTAGATCTGGGGTTGGTAAAACAAATTTTTGCATGGACTTCACAACAAAAGTTTCTAAGCAATATAATGTTCCTGTAGTGCATTTTGATAATGGAGAAATGAGTGAAGAAGAGCTTATTTTTAGGCAAGCTTCAGCTTTAACAGGATTGCCTATATGGCTCTTTCAGACAGGAGAGTGGAGAACTCATACATACAATGGAATTTCTTCAGAGGATATGATAAAAAAAATTAGGCGCACTCTTGATGAAGTAAAAGGTATGAAATTTTACTATGAGAACGTGGCAGGTATGACTCCTGACGAAATGTGTTCGCTTCTTAAGAGGTTGTATTATACAAAAGTAGGCAGAGGGAATCCGATGATTTTTAGTTTTGATTATATTAAAAGTGATTTTTCTAAAATGGGAGATAGTCCATGGCAACAAGTTTCCTACATGGTACATAGATTCAAACAGGCGATACATAGAGAACTTTGCTTTGAAGGTAATCCTTGTGTTTCTATGATAACTTCTGTACAAGCAAATAGGTATGGAATAACAACTAACAGAGGAGCTGATTCTATAGTTGATGATGAAAGTGTTGTTTCTCTGTCTGACGGCATTACGCAATTTTGTTCTCACTTATTCTTATTGAGAAAGAAAACCGTAGAAGAAATGGGTAGAGATGGTGTGGAGAGAGGCACTCATAAATTTATCAATCTAAAATCTAGACATTTAGGAAAAAATCCTCTTCGTGCCATAAATGATGTTGAAATGGATGATGGGTCTAAGCAAAAAAATTATATTAATTTAGACTTCAAAAACTTTTCCGTGACAGAAAAAGGAGATCTTCAGGATATAGTTGATGCTCAAAGAGGCGTGAACGTGAATATTCAAGCCAACGAAAGCGAAAATGTTCCAATGATCTTGAGGCCATGACCAATTATAAAGAAATTTTAGAAAATTTAGGTTACAAACTTTCAGACCATGGCCCTTACTGGAGAACCAATGCTTTATATAGGGCTGGAGATAACACTACAGCTCTTCAGATTTATAAAGATTCAGGAGTTTGGAAAGATTACGTGGAAGATACAATGTATTTACCATTTGAGGCTCTTGTTCAAAAAACAACAAAGAAATCAGACGTAAAGTCTATACTGAAGAACTTAAAAACGTCAAATATAAGTGTAAGGACTGAGAAAAAGTTATTGAAAGAGGAAAAAACATATGAACAATCTTGTCTTAAACGATTATTGCCTCATTATGATTTTTATTTAAATAAAAATATATCAAAGCAGACTCTTTTAGATTTTAAATGTGGTTTAGCCCATTCTGGACCTATGTATCAAAGGATGGTTTTTCCAATATTTAGGGATGATAAAAAAATTCATGGGTTTTCTGGAAGAAAAATAACCAAAGATGATAGACCTAAGTGGTTTCATAAAGGAAAGACTGCCAACTGGTTTTATCCTTATTTTACTATAGAGGAAGTTCAACAACAGATAACACTAAAAAGGCAAGTACATATAGTAGAATCAATAGGGGATTGTATGGCTCTTTATGAGCGTGGTATAAAAAACGTTTTAGTTTCTTTTGGTCTAAACATGTCTCCCAAGTTTATTTCAAGATTATCAGCTTTGAATTTACAAAACATTTATATTTCTTATAATAATGATAGCGAATCAGAGAGAAACAGAGGCTTTGAAGGTGCAGTTAAATCTATTTTTAAACTTTCAGATGCTGTTGATTTCGACAGGATTTATTTCTGCCCTCCTGATAGTAATGATTTTGGAGATATGACGAAAGAGCAAATATATTTTTATGAAGATCGGTGCTTTTCTGCTGATCATCAAATCTCTATACATAAAGTTATATCTATAGCGGAAGAGATGGATAAAAAAGGTATTAATAAAACTTTTTCTCAATCTTTGAAAAAGCTAAAGAAGAAATATAAATTTTATTATGGACGACCATGAAAACAAACCGTTATCAGCGTCTCGAATAAAAACATTACAAACTTGTTCTTGGCAATACTGGTGCAAATATCATCTAAAACTTCCTGATAGATCAAACGAAGGAAGTCTTCGTGGTACTATATGTCATGCTATCTTTGAAAACCTTGGCAATCCAAGACATAAAAAACATTATACACGTATAATAAAAACTCAGAACACCTATGCTTCTCCGCCTATAAAAAGGATGGTTGAGGCTTATGCTAAAAAACACGGCATAGATGATTTTGAGAATATGGACCTTATTAACCGAATGACTGTAGAGGGTTTGAACTGCGATTTTTTTGGCACAAAAGACGGTAAGCCTACAGAATCTATAAGCGAAAAAGATTTTGATATTTCTATAACAGAAGATGGTAAAAATTATAGAATCCTAGGATTTATAGATAAGTTGTTTCTTTTCAAGCGGAAAAGTTTAGCAATAATTAGAGACTTTAAAACATCTAAGCAAATGTTTTCTGGCAAAGATTATACAGATAACATTCAAAACTTGATGTACTGTTTAGC